GTTACCTTCTGCATAGTAGATCTCTATACGGTAAACGATCGGCCCATCGTCACGCTCGTAGTTGAGCCGAGAGCGATTGAGGAGTGCACTACTCTGCAGCTCTGGCGGCTAATCGATGGTCTGAAGGAGAACGAAGGTGCGACTGTGACAAGGAGCATCTTTACCTCTGGCCCGCGGACGCCGAAGAAACTGCGCCGTCCCATCCAGGATGGGAAGCGATTCCTTGATCATTCACCGGATGCCGGCGAACTTCCAAGTATGTGAAGCCCCAGCAGAACGAAAACGCCTCTGTGTCCGAGCTCTTGAACTCGAGCACAGAGGCGCAATGCTCTGAGAATCAGTCGGCGGCGTACCGGCCACGGCTAGGAACGTTGGGAGTGGTGACAGCGAGGCCGAAGACGCCCGCGAGGAAGCCGTACAGGGCGAAACCGGGCGTGGTCCATGCGGACCAGTCGACGTCTGGGATGGAGCCGTCGAGAACGACCGCGCTCGAGAGCACGATGCCAGCGAGACCGAGAATGAGGTTCGCTGCACGGCGGATGGTCGGGTTCTGAACGACCACGTTTGGGGTGAGGGAGTCCGTCATGGGGTGTCCTTTCGGGGGTTGAGGGTTTTCTCGATGTCGGTGACGCGGTCGGAGAGCTCGTCGTCGCCGGTTTCCATGAGTTGCTGCAGGCCGGTGAGTTTCTCCGTGGTCTCGGCGAGCTGCTGCGTCTGCTGGTCGAGTTGTACCGCCTGGCGGGTCTGCTCGCGCTCGACGCGGCGCACGGCGTCGTTGAGGCTCGTGCCGGTGTTCGGGCGCACCTCGTGGTGGATCTCATCGAGGAGGCGCATCTTCGCGGGCAGCTCCGCGAGTGCGTCGATGGTCGCGACGAAGCGGCGGATCAACGGCCAGACCTTCACGACCGCGACGACGAGCGCCACTGCGGCGAGCGCCCAGAGCACGAGCTGCACCACGGTGAGGTCGCCGAACAGGTGGTTGAGCTGTTCTTCCGTCATTCGCGCCTCCGGTTCGTGAGCCACCGCAGGAACAGGTGCGCTCCGAGCGTGGCTGCGGCACCCGCGAGCGCGAGAGCGAGGCCGATGAAGAGCAGCGACGCAGTAGACATCATGCGTACTTCTTCTGAAGCTGAAGCCAGCGGTCCACAGTGACTTCCATCGGCTGCCCGAACTGGGAGGCGAGCGCGTTCGCGTACTGCTCTCGAGCGCCGTTCTTGTCGAACTCCTCCCAGGAGCCCTTCACGCCGGGGCGGTAGATCGCGTATGCGGGAGAGCCGTCCTGCCGGGCGCCGGTGGTCAGAACAATGAGATGCATGGGGTCGTCCTTTCGTCGTCGCGCACGCGCGAGCGCCGCGGCCTTCTGAGACGCGGCGAGCGCCGGCGTCTTGGAGGTGTGGAAGGCGCCCACGGTGAGCGCCTTCGGGCGGAGCGCGCCGAGCACACCCCGCGGGATGAGATCCGCGATCTGCACCGCGCCCGGGTTCTGGGTGAGGCAGCGCAGCATCCCGTTCGCGAGCACCTCGAGCAGGGTCGCGATATGCGAGAGCGGATACCAGACCGACCCGAACTCCCAGATCACGACGTCGCCGGCGCGGAGCGGCTGGCCGGCAGGGATCTTCTCGAACCACTGCCCGAGACCGGAACGGTCGAAGTGATGCCAGACGTTGCAGGCCCAGCCCGCGTGCGGGCCGGTACCGCCGGCGTTCGTGTACGTCGGCCACGACGGCACGCCGAGGAAGTTCGTCGCGTAGTGCGACCACTGGTCCCAGCACTGCGCGCCGAACACCCGATCCACGTCGATGTACTGGCCTCGCACGCTCGCGACGTACGCCGCGAGATCCGCTTCGGTTGCCATGGTGCTCCTTCCTGAAATGACGAGAGCCCCACCGGGTTGGTGGGGCTCTCGCCGTGTCATGTGTTGCTGCGGTTTGGGGTCAGCCGATCAGCCAATCGGCGGTGAGGAACGAGTGCGCGATGCCTGTTTGAGCGGCGCACTGAATGGCACCGTTGTCCGTGATACGAACCAGGCCTTCCCCGTTCACCCCGGACCCCGGCACGGATCGGGCGGAACCTGCTGAGTCTCGAATGCCCGTGAGGTCGGGGATAACTCCCGCTGGTGTGACCGAGGTGTACGCCGTGCCGAGGTCTGCCCCGGTCTTGCGGCGTACCCGGCCGCGGAGGTACAGAGTTCCGTTGGAGACCTTGTATCTGGGCGTCACACCGGACATGACCTCGAACTCTGACAGCAGGGGGATCGTGATCCAGTCGGTGTCACCTTGGTAGCTGATCGGCCCGAAGATCTGGATGCCGTCACCGGCACGCCTCATCCCGCCCACGAGTAGTCCTGCCGCGTCGAAGAACGCGACTCGTTCGCCCTGGACTTCCCATCGCATGCCGCTGTCGGCGGTAGCGAATCGGCCCGCGAGGAAGTTGTTCTCCCCGTCGATGTTGCCGGTCTTCGTACCGAGCGAATTGAACAACTCCAGGCCACCCTCTTCGGTGATCCGCCAGCCCTTCTGGGGCTCTACCTTCGCAAATACCGCGGAGGTCATGACGACCTGCAGTTCAGCCCGGAGCTTGATATTCTCCGGGGGTATTCCAGCGGGATTGTTCCCAGCCGGAGCCCCCGTTGGCAGGTTCCCATAGGAATGATAATTGTCTGATGACGAAGCAATCCAATGGGTGCTCACTACCCCATCAATATCAACGCGGGAGTACCCGCCTACGTCCATGCGGCGCTCCGCTGACCCACCAGCAGCTGTATATTCGGCACGTATACGCAGTCTTAGACTGGCAGGAGCCTCCGGCAAAAACCATGTGTTGATTTCACCAGCGATCTTCTCCCCGTCGCTGACGTCGTAGTGCCAGACCAGCGACGACGAGACCGCGTCGATGAGCTCAACCCTGATGTCCACCAGGCCGACAGCATCCGACCCGACTCGCGAGAACTTGGCACGCACGTTCCAACGCTCGCCATCGATAACCTCGGCGACGGTCGAATTGGTCAGGTAAGTGGTGCGAGAGACCGCAGAGCCGAGCGCGGGCACCCCGGAGGCCTTCCACTCGTCCGCGAGCTTGCCCACCGGGATGTAACTGAACCAGTTTTCCGGGTTGGTATAGATCTTCGGGTTTGTGAACGTCCGGTTCGCGGGCTTCCACCCGTAGTTCGCGAACAGTAACGAACCTGTACGGCGAACCGCCGGCGTGAGCAACAGTCTGGACACCCCTGATCCCCGGTAGCGTCGGGTTGTGGCCGGGTTGTCCATCCACGCGTTGCGGGTTACGGTCTGATCCCAAGTGTGCGTGTCCGTACTCGACGTAGCCGCATCCCCCAAATGTCCCGACGCCACCCACGCCGTATCGACTGTGGACTGGAACTCAGGATCCGCCAACACGTTCGCACCCGACCCCAGTTTGTCGGAAGACGCAATCACTGGCGCTTCGATGTAGCCGCCGTACATCTGGAGGGCGTTCACCGTGAACGCATCGAGCGCACCCGCCGCCATGTTCGGAGCCGACACCATCGAGTCGCCCAGCCGGATCGCGCCATCCTCGCCCGGGAGGAGGATCTCATCCGCGAGGTACTGGGCTCGGGTCCACCCAACACCGTCCCACACGAACACATACCGCGGGACCCCGTTGACGGACTGCACCCATTCCGCGCCGACCAGCCAACCACCTTCGGGGGGTTCCGGTTCGGTCTCCGAGTAGCGGCGTACGAGGCCGAGTGCGGTGCGCTCGGAACGGGCCGCGGCGTCCATCGCGGTGTCGGCCCGGGTGAGGGCCTCATAGACACGTACCGCGGCCTCAACAGCCACATCGAATGCAGCCTTCGAGGACCCAGCGCCGGGCGCCATACGCTCCGGCAGGAAGGTGTTCTCGACCGTGCTGGTGTCGGTGATATCGGTGAGATCGCCCAGCTGGCCGGCCTGCACCTCAGAGAGCGCGCGAGCGTCGCTCGCGTCGGTTGCGGCATCGACGAGACCGGCGCTTTCACCGTTGTCGAGTTCGACGGAGGTGTGCGGGATCTGCCGCGTACGGGCGCCTTCGCGGGCGCGCTTCGCGTCGACGAGTTCGCGGGCGATGCGGCGTTCGTCGCGTGACACCATGAGTCCTCCTAGGCGGGGTCGAGATTGATGCGTGCACGGGTGCGGGAGACCCACGACCACGACCGGATCCGGGCAAGCCCCTGCCATGTCGTGCCGATCGTGGTGACGCCGCGCACGGTGATGATGTCGCCCACCTGCCAGGCCCCGATCGGGGTGTTGGGGTGGTCGCGGACGGTGATCTCGAGCGGGCGCGGCTCCCCAGTTGAGGCGCGCAGCACGGTGCGGGCGCGGGCGCGCATCGCGGCGTTGGTGCGGATGCTGCGATCCTCGACCACGACCGGGCGCCGCATCCGCGGGGACGGCTCGGACAGCGACACCCGCACCCCAGCACTGCCTTCACCCGCGCCGACGCCGATCGCGGCGTTTGCGTAGTCGCCGTCATCGAGCTCGAGCGGGTCGAGAATGTTCACCGAGGTGTCGAACACCAGATCGTCCCGGCGGGTCCCGGCCCTGGGGTGGTGGATGACGATCGCGACATCCGGCGCTCCTGCTGAGTAGCGGGTGCGGGTCGTCCACTCGAACCCGCACTCCGCGGCGAGGGCTTGAATCTCCCGGTAGGTGTCGGGGAGGTCTTCGCCACTGATGACGTACGCGCCACCCTCCGCCTTGCGTCGTTCCCTCACCGCGTCATACGCGGTCTTCGCGGCATCGTAGGCGGCCTGGGCTTGCTCTTTCGTGGCGCGGGCGGACGCGAGCGCTCCCCGGCCTGCGGCGAGCTCCGCGTTGTAGCCCGCGAGAGCCCCCTGATAGGCGGCCTGCCTCGCGGTGACGGTGGCTTTCGCGGCTTCGATCTGGGCGGGGTCCCCGCCGGTCGTGACGAGCTGCGCGACCTGCTGCTGCGCCTGCGCGAGGAGGGCCTGCGCCGTGGTCACCTCATCCGAGAGCGTCGCATCGAGATCCTGCACCTCTTTCGTTTGCTCCCGCGCCGTCTTCGAGAAGCCGTCGAGGGTGGCCTTGCGGGCGTCCATCGTGGCCCGCGCCGCGGCCACCTGGTTATCGAGGTCGGTGCCGACCCTGATCGGGGTCGACCCCTCGACAGTGCACCCGTACCAGCCGCCAGGGAGCGACTGCAGATCCGTGATCAGCTGCCGCACCACGGCGGCGGGATCCGCCCGCACCGCCCGCACCAGACCCTCGTACGGCACCCCGGACGGGTACCCCACGAGTTCGCGCAGGGTGAGATCCCAGCCCGATGCGCCGAGCGTTGCCGACTCGACGACGCCGGTCCAGTGGCGGCGCGGGGCGCGCGTGTCCCCGGACTCGATGTGCACAAGTGTGCCCCACCGCTCGAACATGGGCCGCCCATCATGCGCGAGCGGGCGGTGCGCGGCCGGGGCGGGCACGGTCGCCCGCATCACCCCGTACGCGGAGAGCGCGAGCTCGCCCGCATCCGAAGACACGAGCGGCGCTTCACGGTCGAGCCACTCCCACGTGCCGTAGCGCTGCAGCGCGAAGCGCAGCTGCTCGATGCTCATAGGTCCCCCTGGAACTCCCACTCGATCACGACGGAGGTCTGATAGTCCGCGCGCCAGCTGCCGACACCCGAAGAACGCACGCCCTGCACGTTGATGTACTGGGTCGTGCCGCGCAGCGCTTCCGGGATCACGTGGGTGCCGACGACGAAGTAGTTCTCGCGGTTCGCCGTCGACGCGGCGTCCTCGATGATGATCGTGTTCTGACCAGGCGGGGTCGACGCGAACCCCGTGCGCAGGCCGGCGACCGTGATGCCCCCGGCACCAGGGGTGAACACGATCCCGGCCATGTCGCAGCGGATGATGATGCGCGTCGCCCAAATCGGGATATCTACCTGGGGCCGCTCACTCGATTCGAGCGGCCATGATGAATACCCACTGGTCGGCATCGGTCGCCCCTCACTGGGGGCACCAGTCGGGTAGAGCGTGACCGAACGCCGCCTCGATCGCGGATTCGCGACCTGGCGAAGATCCTTGATCATCTCCTGCTGCACGTCCCCGCGCCCGGCGGGCAGGTCGATGCGGGCGAGTGCGATCCCGGTTCGGTACTTCGAGTCGAGGCCGGGTACGTCCTGCAGGCGGGTCACGCCCGGGCCGACATCCTCGAAGATCTCGAGCCGGTACCCGTTGTACGTTTCGGGGTCCGCCGGTTCAGGCCAGGCGGAGTTCCGCGCCCACGGGTCCGCCACATAGAGCGCCACGAGATCCGAGCGGCCTCGATCGGACGGTGCCGGGGTCACGCTCAGGGTCGCGGTATCCAGGAGCGAGGCCTGGTAGGTCTCGCCCTCTGCGTAGCGGGAGAGGATCAGTGCCGACCCGAGACGCACCCGGATCCCGTCGAGCGGGGTAGCGAGGGTCATCACTTCGAGGTCCACGGGCTTCACCACTCCCTCGTCCCCGTTGGTCGCGGCGAACGCAAACCGGCGCCCCTCCTCGACGGAGGTCTTCACGCCGGCGAGCGCCCACCCGCCCACCTCGTAGTTGTCAGCCATCAGATACCTGCCTTCATGTCGCGCCACCGAAGGGAGGCGCGCGCCTGCCCATCAGAGGAGACGCCACGGAGGGCCAGCGAATGCGGCCCAGGAGAAAGAACGAAGCCCGACAGCAGACTGCTATCGGGCGTGAGGAACGGGGACGGGACGCCGTTGATGGTCTGCAGCATCCGGCCGGGCCTCGCGTCAAGCACCGCAACCTGATCATGCGCGAGCGCTTGACGTGTGCGGCTACGAAACGCTCCCGGCACCTCAACCTCGGCGCCCGCACCAAGCGGGCCCTGCACGCTCAGCACGACGGGCGTATCGGTATCGCCACCGACCTCGAACCACGTCGCCCTCACTGTCGGATTGTGGGTGAGCAGCGGCCACTCAAGCGGCCACTCCCACCCGTCCCGAGGCTCGGGCGGCACGAGCTGCGTCTCCACAGACCGCCACGACTCGCCCGCCCCATCGAGGAGGTAGGCGCCGGTCGTCGACGGGATGAACGGCAGTTCCGCGTAGATGAGGCCTACGCTCTGGTCGGCGTCGTCGAAGCGGGGCCGGCGGGGCCGGCCCTCGATCACCTGCAGGCCGCCCATGACGAGCTCGGCGACCTCACCCGCCTGGGTGCGCACGGCGTCGCCGCGCCACACTCTCCCGAGCTCGGACCGGGCTGCGAGGGCGAGGCGGGCGCACTCCTCGACCGGGTACGGCGCCGTGGTGAAGTCGATCTTCACGTGCACGGTCACCGCACCCGGTTCGAGGGTGTCCCGCCCCATCCAGAGGCCGTCCGCACCGACGGGACGGACGTCTTCGACGTCGACGCCGTCAGCGTCCTGCTCCCACTCCACGAGCTGCACAGGGTGCGCGGGAGGGCCGAAGATGTATTCGGTTCCGGGATATCGGAGGATCCAGTCGCCGTACATGCTCACCCCTCCCGTTCGTACTCGTCCATCAGCTGGCCCAGAATTGAGACCGCGTTCCGGAAATCATTCGACGAGGCCTTCTCGCCGATGTTGATCGTCTGTGCGAGCATTCCCCGCCGGCCGCGGCGCCGCTCACGCCGCTGCACCGGCACGGCCCCTACGGGAGGCCGGCCCGACACCGCGGAGGAGTGGTTCACGCCGCCGCCGTTCGCGAATGCTGGGATGCCGCGCAGCGCCGACACGGGCACGACGGGGAAACCGAGCCGCGCGAGTGCGTCCATCGCGATCTTCGCGTTCCGGGCTTCCTGGCCCTTCCGCCCCGAGATGAAGGCCTCCCAGCCGGTCTCGGGCTCGGCGAACTTGATCAGCGGGGGCCCGCCGGCGAAGATGCCCGTCGGGAACCCGCCGCCGTTCGCGAACGACCGCATGTCGACGCTGCGGCCACTAGCGTGGCCGACGACACCGCCGTCGGCCTTCGTCATCGTGCCGCCGCCACCGGTGTACCGGACGCCGACTTCGGCGACGCGATGCCGAACCAGATTGTTGAGAATCGACTCGACCGCGTCAGCGCCCGACTGGGTGATCTGAATCTGCTTCGTGCCGGGGATCGCTTCGACCTTGAGGCCAACGTCCCGCAACCGCTGAATCACCGCAGGCGAACCGGGGTCATCGACCGTAATCGACTTCCCCTCGGGGATACCCTCAAGCTGCAGAGCGAGCGCAAGCGCTCTCTGGTCCACTTCGGATATGGTCCCGTTGTCGGTGAGCGCGGTGGCCACGACGGAGGGCACATCGAGGTAGTGAGCGGTCAGGGCCGCGATCTTTTCCTCGGCTACGCCTTGGTCTCGCATCGTCTGTTGGAGCGTGGCGAGGTAGCCATCCCCAGCCTCTTGCGCCGCCTTGTACGCCCCAGCAATGTCGCCGTTGGCAAGGGCTACGTCAGAGGCCTGTCGGGCCGCATCGAGCATGCCACTGCGGGCGCGATCCATGGTGTTGTAGAAATCAAGACCAGCCTGGCTGCTCTTGTCGATCTCCCCGGTCCCGGTTACCAGCGACGCCCACAGGCTGTTGCCGGCCTCGTCTGCGCGCGAGAGGCCCTCCGCGAGCGAGAGATTGGTCTCCGATAGCTTTGCCTGGGCCTCCTCAGCCGAGACTGAACCGCCCTTAAGCTCGTCGAGTGCCTGCCTGAGTGCCCGCACACGCGTCTCGGCGTCCTGCGTGATGTCGCGAGCGACCTGCAGCGCCTCGTTGAAGCGCTGGTTGGAGCGGCCCGCTTCGGACATGGCTGCGGCGGCCTCACGATCGGCCTGGATCATTTCGTGTTTCGCCTGCTGCGCGGCGTCCACAGAGGCGCGGTGCTCCTCTAGGATCACGTTGAAGTCGCGGACATGCCCCTGGCCCTCCATGAAGGTGGCGTTCCATGTGTCGGCATTCGCGTCTCCAGTCGTCATCGCGGCCGAGTACTTGTCGACCGCGGCCGTGACCCGCGCGTATGCCTCCTCATTTCCGAGAACCGCCTGCTGCACGTCGCGGTAGCTGACGCCGATCTGGTCCGCGAGATCCTTCGCCTTGGTCTGATCGAGGCTCGCCTGAACCTGCGCTGCGGATGCCTCTGTCAGAGCGCCCGTCGTCTCGTTCAGAGTGTCCTTGAGCGCAGTCACGCGTGCATTGTGCTCTTCGACCTTCTGCTGTGCGGCGGCGTTCGCCATGGCCCAGGCTCCGACAGCGGTCGCGACGACGGTCAGTGCGATTCCGATTGGGTTCGCGAGGAAAGCGGTCTTGAGCGCGTTGCCGAGGCCCTTCACCGCTGTCTCGGCCCCCATGGACGCGACAGTGAGCATGCCCATGGCGCGGCTGTGCCCGCCGAGGGCGGCCTGCACTGCGGCCTGCTGGCCGAAGCGCTGCAGGACCTCCGTCACGGTGCCCAGCGGGCCCTCGAGCGACTGGGTCGCCTTGTGCATGGCGAGGAACGCGAGCGCGCCGGCGAGCACGGGTGTGGGGATCGCGTCGAGCAGGCCGATCGCGGGCCGCAGCACCGCGGTGAGGAGTTCCACGCCGCCGGCCACGAGGGGGAGTGCGCTGTTCAGAGACCCGGACAGGATCACCGCGAGTTCGCCCAGGAGGGGCAGCAGCGGCTTGCCTGCCGCGAGCAGATCACCGAGGGCGGCTCGCACCTCAGGGGAGGCGGCGGCGAGGCCCACGAGCGCCGCGACGGCGGGGTTCGCGCTGATGCCCAGCATGGAGAGCATCTGCCCCAGGGGGCCGACGTTGGCGCCGAGCGCGAGCACCGCGCCAGCGGTTGCAGCGATGCCGGGCGCGTGGTTCGCGAGCCGATCGAGAGACACCTCGAGCGAGGCGGGGTTCCACCGTTGGATCGACGCCTGCGCGGAGTCGAGGCCCTGAGTGAGAGCCGCGAAGAACGGCATCCCTCGCTGGGTGAGGATCCCCATGACGGGGACGGCCTGCTTCTCGATCGCGCGCAGCACGTCGGCGACCTGGTTGCCCCAGGTGACGGCCATGCCGCCACCCTGCGCGGACACGAACGGCTCCGCGATGTGGGAGCCCAGGTCACGCTGGGCGGCCTTGATGCGGTCGACCGCGCCGGACCACTGCTGCTTCACGTTGTCCGCGGCACCGCCGAAGCGGTCCTGCATCGAGGCGACCAGGGCGTCGATCGCTTCCTTGCCGTCGATCTCGCCCTTGGTGACGGCCTCGCGGATCTCGGCGGCGGTCTTGCCCCAGGCCTTCCCGAGGAGTTCGGCGCCGTCGATGCCGCGGTAGCCGAGCTGGTTGAAGGTCTCGGCTGTGATCTTTCCGGTCGAGTTGACGTTGGCGAGGATGTTGACGACTTCGGAGATCTGCTCGTTCGAGCCGCCCATCGCGGCGACGCCCTGCTGGATCGCGTCGAGGGTGGGGATGACTTTCCCGGCTTCCATGCCGAAGCCGATGAGCTGCTGCTGCGCCTGGATGAACACGCTCTTCGAGAAGGGCGAGTTCCGGGCGAAGGCGTCGAGCTTGTCCATCTGGGCGTTCGCCTGCTCGGTACCGCCCAGCAGCACCGACAGAGCGGCGCGGCTGTTCTGCTGCAGCGAGTTGTAGGCGACGCCGGTCTTCGTGAGGATCGCGAGGTACGCGCCCGCCGCGGTGACGAGTCCAGTGGTGGCGCCGGCCGCGGTGCGCACGGCGGCCTCGGCTGCGCGGCCGAAGCTTGCGCCGCGCTGCCCGGTCTCCTGCAGCTTCCGGCCGGCGCCGTCGAGGTCGCGGTGGAACTGGTCGACGCCGTCGAGGGTGAGGGCCGCGGAGAGGCGGCCGACTTCGAAGCTCACGTGCCCTCCTTCTTGTCGTGGAGGCGCGCGAACGTGGCGCCGGTCATGGAGTCGCGGATCCCGAAGAGGGAGATGATCACCTCCCGCAGCGATCGCCACGGGAGCGCGAGGAGTGCCTGCTCGTCATCGGCAGGCAGGCGGGGGTAGAAGCGCTGCAGGTCGGGCAGCACGCAGGACCGCCAGTGTTCGAACACGTGGGCCCACAGTTCGCGCGAGTCGATGCCTGTGGGCTCTTGGTCGGCTTCCTCGCGTTCTAGGCGGAGGTACTCGGGCCACCAGTCGGGTTCGGCGTAGAAGCCGTCTCCGAGGTGTCGGCCGCCGAATCGAGCCATGTCCTCAGCACTTCGTACTGATCGCCCAGCCCGGAGGATCGCATCACGCGTCCGAGGGCTTTTGGGTAGCCACCGCCCGCCTCGTCGAGGAGGTCCTGCACGGCGTCGATGCCGCCGCCGCCGGTGTTCCAGAGGATCGCGGCCTGCGCGATGACCTGCTGGCGGGCGGCGCGCATCTCGTCGAACTCGCGCATGCGCCGGTTCGGGGCCTGCTTCCGCTTCTTCGTGGGGATGCCGAGGGCGAGCTTCGTGAGCCGGTCGGTGTCTTCCATCACCTTCTCGGCGCCGTGACCGTGCATGGTGGTGCCGAGGGCGACGCCGATGAGGAGCGTCTGGATCTCGATTCCGACGGAACCGGGGACGGGGTACACGGTGTAGTCGGTGCCGTCGCCGAAGTCGATGACGAGGTTGCCGTTGAGCTCGCGGGCGGTGATGGGCATGGTCGTGCTCCTTGAAAGTTTCTGGGTCGCGCGAGGAGGGGGTACCTCGGGGGCGCGGCACGACCAGGCGCGCCCCCGAGGAGTAGATGGCGGCAGGGTGTTAGCCGCCGCCGTTGGTGTCGTCGGCGAGGGCCGGGTTCGGGACGACCTCGCGGTCGCCCTTCGAGGTGAGCGTGAACGTGAAGAACTCGATGTCGGCGTTGCCGGTGTTCTTCCGCTGGAAAGACACCTCTGCGGTGAACTCCCACGAGAGCTCTTCGATCCACTCGTGGTAGACGCGGACCTTCACGACCTTCTTGGTGGGGTCGCCGCCCTTGAGGTGCGACTGCGCCGCGGCGATTAGGAGCGAGATGAACGGCTGCACCTCGCCGGCGGAGTTCTTCACGGCCTTCGCGTCGAAGGTGACGGTGAAGGTCTCACCGATCGTCGAGGTGTCGTCCTGGCCGCGGTTCGCGTAGGTCGTGCCGTCGGCAGTCTTCGGGGAAGGGTTGGGCTGCAGGCCAGTGATGTCCGGGGCGGTGAGCCAGGTCGGCTCAGCGGGCGACACGGGCGGCGCGGCGACGTCACAGTGGTACTCGTAGGACTGGCCGTTGAGGCCCTGGGTGGGGGCGGGGGGGGTGTAGGGCATGATGCCTCCGTTCTGGGTACGAAAAAGCCCCCAGCGGCTGCCAGGGGCTCAGGGTCTTGGGTGAGTGCTCAGTCGTAGCGGTTGCCGCGGAACGTGAAGTTCTGCGTCGTCTCGAGCGACTCCGTCGACGACGGTTCGCCCCACGAGGTAGAGCCGGTTTGCCGGACGCGGTCGAAGTCGATGCCGCCGATCGTGAGCCGGGTCTTGTCAGGGAAGATGGCGCGCATCTCGTCGAGCCAGTCGCGCACCTCGAGCGCGCCGAGACCCGGATGCCGGGCGCGGATCTGCACTCGGGTGTGCTCGACGTTGAGGTCTCCCGCCTGCGGCAGGTAGGGGGTAATGACGCACGTCGCGATCGTCTCGGCGCCGCGCCCGCTGGGGGAGTGGTCGAAGTAGATGCCTCGCACGCCGTCCGGGTATGGTTCCGTGTCGTGGTTGGGGTTGTAGACCGCGAGGCCGGCGGCGTGGATGCGTTCGGCGATGCCGACCATCAGGCGGCCCGTGTACCCGCGCGGCACGTACGCGTTCACGACAGCCCCTCTCCGAGCCGGGATGCGATCGCCTGCTGGTACTTCGCCTCGTTCTCCGTGAGCGGCCCCTCGAGGTACTTCGCCTGCCCCTCGTCGTGGCGCCAGTCGAGCTCTTCGTGCTGGCGGGCGGCGTACGGGGTGTCGTAGGAGACGTAGGCGGTGAGGTTCCCCTCGGTCGCCTGGGTGACCTGTGCGGAGCCACGCAGCGGGCCGCGGTCGATCGGCGCGAGCGGCACCGAGTCACCGCGCAGCAGCTCGGCAGCATGGTTCAGGGCTTCGGCGGCGTTGGCGTTGATCATCGCGGAGACGATGTCGCCGTTCCACTCTGTACTGACTCCGCTCATCGCAGCTTCACCTCCAGCAGATCAGTGAGCTCGGGATGCTGGTATCGGCCGCACACCTCAACGTGCGCAGTGCGCTCGTCCGGGGTGCCGGCCCAGATCGTCACCCGCGACTCCGGGGACGGGACCTCGGCGACGGCCGACCGCTCGAAGTACACCGTCGCGTTGACGGTGGTCTCCTTGTCGTACTGGTCACCAGTGAGGCGCGCAGCGTCGGCGATCAGGGCGCGCTTCACGCTGACGGCAGGACCGTAGATGCGGCGGTTCGCCGCACCGCCCGCGTACGGCTCGATCGTGACGAGACCTCGGTGGCAGAGCAGCCGCGCGAGAGCGCGCTCGAGGCGCCGCGGGGAGAGCGGCCTACCCATCGAGCACCGCCCCCGGGATGAGGCCCGCGACGCGCAGCGCCCGGATCGCTTTCGGAGAATGCTGCGGGACGCTCTGAGCGCTGCTGACGCCGCTGCGCCCGCCGCCGAGGCTCAGCGGGCCGAGCGAGATCGACTCCGCCGGAGCCATCACCTCGACCTCGTCGCCGTACTCCGCACGGTGCTCGGCCTGCGCGCACGTCGCGTCCCTCAGCGCCTCACGCACCTTGGGGTCGACGGGCATGTCGTCGTGGTCGACGCGGTACACCGCAGTGAGGAGCATCTCGTCGACCTCGAGGGATGCGTCACGGAGGAGACGAGCCGCACCCGCAGGCGGGGAGGCCTCGCCGAGCCAGGTCGCGTACTCGTCGCTGGTGGCGTAGGTGCGGCTCATCTCTGCTCCTCTACTTGCGGCGCCGGGGCGCGGGCTTGGCGGTGTCGGGCTCGTCGGGCGACGGAGCGCTCTCAGCGTCAGGCGTGGACTCGACGGTGTCGGCCGCGACCTCAGTGATCCCAGCCGACCCGAACAGCTCGCGGGTGCCGTCACCGGGCTCGATGTCGGCCGTCACGCCGTCGACGAACGGCACGCCGCCGAAGACCACGCGGCCGGACGGTGCGCGCGGGTCACGGTAGCGGGGCATCAGCCCTGCTCCTTGCCCTCGTCGCCGGCGGGCGGATCCTCGGCGGGCTTCTGCGCAGCCTTCGCCTTGTGCTCCGCGATGCGAGCGTCCAGCTCGTCCTTCGTGCCCTCATCCGAGAGCCCGAGTGACTTCGCTTCCGCCTGCAGCTTCTGCTTCGGCGTCAGCTCCTTGCCCTCGTCGCCGGCTTCGATCTTGTAGCCGTGGCGATTGAAATAGGCGAGCGAGTTCTTGTCGTCGGTCTCGCCGACGCCGTCGGCGAAGTGCACACCGGCGACCTCACCGGTGAAGCCCTTCACGGGCGTGTGAATCTTGGGTGCCATGGTGTGTCCCTCCTCAGGGTGGAAGTGGCCGTGTGGGCCGCGCGCTGGTGCTGCGGCCCACACGGTGGGGATGGTTAGGCGCCCTGCACCTTGACGCCGCGCAGGACTGCCGCGGCCTTCGTCGACTTGAGCGCGACGCCGACGGGGCCGAGCTCGACCTCACCGGTCTTCACCGCGCCCGCGGTGGTGAAGTCGGGCAGCCAGGTTTCGACGAGCTGACCGCCCGCGGTGGACACGCCGTGGAAGCCGTCGAGGGCCACCCGGTAGGCGTAGATCGACGTCGTGCCGTCCGCCTCGATCGGGATGATCGGCGTGTTGGTGCCGGCCTTCGCGCCGGGGTCGGCGAAGAAGATCCCGCCGTACGACTCGCGGGTGATAGGGCGGCCGTTCGCGCCGATGAGGTCATCGAACGGGTCGCGTACGTACATGCCGGAGCGGCGAGCGATCGCGCGGACCTTCGCGAGGCCCTTCGCGTTGCCGAGGATGACGGTCGGGGTGCCGTCGAGCAGTGCGAGGAACTCGTCGAGCAGATCCAGAGCCTTGAACGCGGACCGTTCGTCCGCGTCGAAGTCGGTCCAGTCCGCGGACGCCGACATCTCGGTGGAGGTGCCGGTGAGGGCCTTGTCGAGGCCGTCGAACCCGTTCGCGTCGGTTGCGGTGTCGCCGTTGATGACCTCGTCCTGGAACTTGGTCACGGTTGCCTTGATCTTCTGCGAGAGGTTCAGGGTGACCGCAGACGATGCTGCGGGCCCGACCTTCGCGATGACGCGGTCGACCTGGAACGACCCGCCGAGGGGCGCGAGCGTCACGGTCTTCTTCTCCGTGGTGACCTCGTGCCGGGTGTACTCCGTGTTGAGTGCACGGAACGCGGCGGTGGGCTGGGTCTTCAGGCGACGGTACCCGTAGTCGAGGGTTGCGCCCCCGCCGGCCGGGTTCACGGCGTCGTCGAAGGTGAGGGTGTCGAGGATGACGGACTCCTTGCGGAACTCGTCGATCACGGCGACGTCCAGGTCTTCCTGGGCGTTGTTCTTGGCCTCTGCCAGGGATACGGGCATGGGCTACTCCTTTCGGTTAGCTGCTGAGGGCGGCCGAGACGGCGCCCTGCAGCGTGGTGGGCTTGGTGGTCGTTCCACCGGCGGGGGTCCCGCCGGACGTGTGGGGGAGCGGCGGCGTCGGCGCGACCGCGTAGGCGGGGTGGTCCTTCACGAACTGCTCGATCGCGGCACCGAGCTTCGCGGTGTCGGCGAGGTCGACGTCCTTGACTGCGGCCTGGAACTTCGCGCTGTCGAGAAGCAGGGCGGCGTTCGCCTTCCCATCAGCGGCAGTCGTGACAGCCTTCTCGCGCTGGAACTGCGAGAGCTGGGCCTGGAACTCGTCCCGCTCCTTCTGCGCCTGCTGGGCGGCAGTCTGGGCGTCATCGAGGGCCTTCTGGGCTGCAGCGTTGTCGGCCATGAGCTTCTGCACCTGCTCGGGCGTGAAGCCCTGGATCTGCTGCGGTGCTGCCGGCTGTGCTGGTGCCTGCGGTGCGGGCGGGTTCGCCTTGCCGAGGTGCGCGAGCATCGCGGCGACGGCGGCCGGCGACGCAGGGGGAGCGGCGGGCGCCTGCCCCGCGGGTGCCTGGCCGCCGCCGGCCGGGGGTGCCGCGGGCGGGGCGCTGCCCTCACCCTCGATGAAGCGGATGCCGCGGAGCGCGAGCGGTGCTCGGCCGATCGACCATCCGCACTGCACGGGGTCGCCCTGGTGTCGAAAAGTGGTGTTCATGGGTCGTGCCTCCTCAGGCAGGGTTTGGCCCGCGTGCGGGCATGGTGGAACGCCGCGGATCGGCGTACACTGGTGGGTGTAGGGCCTCCCCGGACAATCAAACGGCCGGGCTAGGGCCCTACTTCTTTGCGTCGAGCGCGATCGGAACGAGTGCGCCGCGGGACCACACCCACAGCTCGCGGATCTGGTTCAACGGGTTCCGCGAGTTGTACTCGCCTAGTTGCGTCCGCACGAGTTCGTCGAGGACGTGCTCGCCGAAGTCGAGGATGAACCGGTCCTTGGTGAAGCCGTGGTTCTTCCGGGCTCTCTCGACTGCTCGTTGCACGAGCTGCTTGCTTGACGCGTAGCTCGGGTTCGCGGGCCGCTTCACTTCGACCTCGATGCCGTCATGCGAGAGCCACCGAAAGTCGTTCGTCGGTTTCCGGTTCGTGCTCTTCGGGATGAGCCGCACTTGGTGGCCGGCGTCTGTGAAGCGCTCGTAGAAGAGCACCTCGTGCGGTTCGAGATCCCAGCGGGGGCCGGTCTGGAAACCGAGGCGGCGTTGCCGCTGTGCCCACGTCTGTTCCTCGCGGGGAATGAGTGGCGGGGTGGGCGTCTGCCGGCCGCGCGGGTTGCTCGTGCCGCCGTCGGCGAAGTCGAGCTGCTCTCGGTAGGAGCGCCGGATGATGCCCGTCTCCTGCACATGCTTGCGGAGCGCGGCCTGCGCTGCACCGATCTCGTCGGGGTCCCCGTCTCGCTTCGCGGCGCGCACGTCGCGCTCCAGCTCGCGCAGCTTCTCCCGTTCGGCCTGCCTCTGCGGGTCGTGCGTGGTGAGCCTGTTCGTGTCCGTTCCTCCCGGCAAGCCCGGGATGAGGGTGCACCGGCAGTTCGGGTGTCCCCACCCGGCGGCACGCATCTCGGCGAGCGTCCCGTCGACGTGCAGCGGGGTGGGCGCCGCGGTGATGGCGTGCGGCACGATGATGTCGCCGACGGGGCCGCCGTCGGTGACGACCTTGCCCTGCCAAGCCCCACACTTCGAGCATGCCGAGGATCCGATCACGGGCGTGAACGTCGTGATACCGGCCGCCGACATGGACGCAACGCTCTGGTCGCGCCAGGCGCGCGCCGCGGCGCTCCTCGTAGCCATCTCCGAGTAGGCGCCGATCGTCCACCGGCGCCCGCCCTTGTCGACGAAGCCGGTGACGCCGTCGGCGAGGTACTCGTCGAGGATGCGACGGTGCAGCGCCTGCGACGTCGTCATGCCCGCGAACAAGGCGCCGATGTGCTTCGACGTCATCGCCTGGTAGGCGTCGGCCGGGGCGCGCAGGATCCGTGCGTTCAGGGCGCGGAGCGCGTCGCGAAGGTCGAGTTCGACGGCGGCCACTGCGTAGGCGCCGCCCGCGGTTAGCGCGGAGACGCTCGACGGGGCGTAGGCGGGGAAGTCGAGCAGGACGCGGGAGATCTCCGCCGACGCGCCCATCGCCGCCTCAGCGGTCGCCCAGCGCGCGAGCTCGTCCGGATCGACGGTGCGCACGAGCCGTTCGGCCTGCTCTCGCAGGTGCTGGATCGCGCGATAACGGGCGAGCATGTCGTCCGGCGCGTCGAGGTGCTGGTCAGCGAGCCGCTCGAGCGTCTCCCGCAGGGCGTCCTCGATGCGCCGGTAGCGTTCCGCGATGGCGTGGCCGATGTCGTCGATCCACGCGGCGGGGGAGTCGCCGGGCCACTGCTCTGCCATGGCGACCCCCTCGCGCTACTGCTCGTCGTCTTCGGGTTCGTCGTCGACGCGGCCGAACGTGACCGGGTCGGGCGGCTGCTGCGCGCCCTTCTCCTTGAGGATCTGGTCGACCTCGGCCTGCACCTGGTCGTCGTCCCACTCGGGGTTCACGCGCTTCACGGCCTGCCACTGCGAGATCGCATCAGCCAGCTTGAGGATGCCGATCGTCTCCGCCTCGGCCTTCGGATCGGTGCGAGACAGGTCGGGAAACTGCACGTTGAGGTCGTACCGTCCGCCGCCCTTCCCGGGGAAGAGCAGCCCGTCGAGCTCGAGCGCAACGCTCCCCATGCGGGAGAGCACGCGCCGATCGTAGAGGTTCTTCTTCGCCCGGGTGCGCTCGGTCTGCTCGGTGCGCTGCTCGATCTCCGTCGCCGTCGCCTGCCCGCCCTTCTGGTCCGGGTCGCCCCACGACGACGGTGAGTATCCGGCCTTGCGGAGGATCTCGCGCATGATGCCGCGCATCGTCTGCTCGTGCTCCTCGACCCGGATCTGGAACTGCTGCGGGGTGAGGTCCATGCCGTCGCCCGCCTTGCCCGGAGTGTTGAGTCCGAGGAATAGTTCCTGGTAGGTGTCGAACGCTGCGCCAGCGCCAGGCCCGAGGCTACGGAGGTAGGCCTCGGGGACGATGAGGCGGCCGGCGCCGAGCTTGAGGTCTCGCATCCACGAGGAAAACGCCTCGTCCATGGCGCCGAACAGCGGGATGCACTGGTTGAAGTCGGAGCGGCCCGCGTCGGCGAGCACGCCCTGCTTCCGCCAGGACCAGGCGGGAGCGTTCGGGAGGTAGCCGGCGGTGAGGCGGTCGATGCCGGTAAGGATCCTGCTCTCACCGTCGACCAGCGCGGCGTAGGCCTCGGTCTCGGGTCGCTCCTGCAGCGGGACGCGCTGGCCGAGGTTCGTCTGGGTGCCGCGGTAGAGGGCGTGCTCGATGTAGCCGGGGGCGTGGTGCTCGAGGTGCCGCCAGTACACGTGCCCATCGAGGTACTCGGACCAGAGCGTCACCTCGACGAGGCGGCGCTGACGGAACACGGGCACGGCGGCGTCGGCTGCCGCGTAGTCGAGCCACACGTGATCCTCGACTTCGGTGTCCCAGCGGGGGATGATCACGGTCGCGCCGAGCGCTGACTTGATCTCTCCCTGCGAGTTGAACATCGCGTGAGCCTCGTCGCTGTTCATGAGGCCGTCGAGGCGAGCGAGCGCCTTCTCATCGTGCTGCTCGTCTCCGGCGAAACTCGTCTCGGGCGGATCCGAGTACTGCAGGTCGGACGCGAGGGTCGCGAGGTCCGCGGGGATGGGCACGTGGAGGCGGGTGCGCTGCTGGCCGGCGGGGACGGGGCGCCCCCAGATCATGGTCGACATGGCGCCGGCGAGGCCACCGCGGCGGGCCTGCCCGTGGCGGGTGTGCGTCGCTCCGCCGCCCTGAGCCCCGTAGATAGACGCGAGGGCCCGGGTGTCGCCGGTGAGCCAGGCGTCGTTCTCCGCGTACTGGGCGTAGGCGTCAGCCCAGGCGGGCGGGGGCCAGGGGGTGTTCGCGGCAGGCATCGGCATGGTGGTTACCTCCCGGTATGGTCAAGAGCTATGGATGCTGGTCTGATACTTACCTTTGTGGGCGTAGTAGCCGCTGCGCTGCCGTTCTTTCTGGCGTGGCGAGCTGGGGCTGGCCCAAGCAGAAAGCTGGAGTCGCTCGTGGCGACTCTCGAAGGGCTGCCTGATCCCTCGATCGCGCGGTCCAACATTCTGGAGGCAATCGACTGGGTTTCCCGCGATGTAGTCCGGCGGGAACGAGGAGGTACCAGTCTGTACTGGTTCATCTTGGGCTTCTGCCTCTACTTCGCTGGTGCGATCGGGACAGTAGTGATGCTCTTTGACGCGATTCGTGGGTACCAACTCTTTGGAGCGCAGTCGTATATTTCGAGCAACTCATTGTGGTTTGCGTTTGGCAGCACTCTCCTGGCTGTCGGCGGCTTGATGCTTTCTGTCAAATCGCGGGCGCATTCTCGGCGCCGACGTGTGCTTGCGAAGTTGGATGAGCGCGAGATCCGCGAGATAATCCGAGCGCATCGGCGGGATTCAACAGCACGCACGGCTAGACAGGGAGGCCGTAAATCTCGTAGTGCCACTGCCCGACGGTCGACTGCACCGCGTAGCGGCCGGCGTCCATGGCGTGGTCGTCGCGCTTGACGACTTCGTCCTTGCCGTCCTCGGCTGCCTTCGAGTCCCACTCGTACTCGGTGACTTCGGCGAGGAAGGTGCTGCAGCGGTCGGTGACCAGGAGCTTGCCCTGCGCGAGGAGTGAGCCGAGGGTCTGGATGCCGTCGAGCACGGCGTTGTCGGCGGCCCACGACGTGACGTGGTCGTTGTGGAGCTGGGAGCGCATGGACGCGGCGGAGGGGTCGAGGAACACGAACTCGGGGGCCGGCACGTAGACGTCATCGGTGCCGTGCTGTGTGCGCAGCCACTCACGGAAGCGGCGGCTGAGTTCGATGTCGGGCAGGGTCTCGCCGTGGTGCTCCGAACTGGCGTAGTGCCACTCGTCGATGAACACGAGCCGCGGCTGTTCTTCGTCTGTGATGCCGAGGATCAGCGCCACGGTGGCGTTGGTGGTGCCGTAGTCCATGCCCACAGCCAGCGTGCGTGCGATGGGAGGGAGGTCGGCGTGACGGATGAGGTGCTTCTGCTCGTCCCACATGGGGTAGACGGCGCCCTCGGCGTTGGTCCATTCGCCGCGGATGAAGCGTTGGTAGAAGACGCCGGCATACGAGGCCTTCATTTCGGCTTTGAACCGGTCGCTCAGCGAGGGGTTGTCGTCCATGGTGAACGCGAAGTGGATGAGCGACTTCTTGCGGGCCTTGAGGATCCACTGCTTCCGCAGCCAGTGCGACTTCGAGCCGGGGTTCGTGGTCGCGAGGAGTCGGGCGCCGTCGACGCTGAGACGGGTGACGAGCATGTCCCAGAACGCCTCGGGGATGATGGTCGCCTCGTCGACGTAGGCGAGGCTGACGGTGAGGCCGCGGATCTTCGTCTCGCTGCTCGCGTCGTTGGCGCCGTACAGGTGCACGGTGCGACCGAGGATGGTCGCGGTCTTCGCGCCCGGCGTGTACTTCACGTGCTTCACCAGGGGGCCGAAGATCTCCGGGTTCGTGAGCAGGCTGAACAGGTTGCCGTTGATCGTGTCGAGCGTCCTGCCGACAATGATGATCACACCGGTCTTGGGTGCGCGGAGCACGGCGAAGAGGAACGCGAAGAGCGAGATGAATGTCTTGCCGCTGCGCACGGCGCCGGACCAGAGCGCGATCTTCGCCCGCGTGCAGTCCGCGACCGAGAGGAGCTGCGCTCGCGACATGATCGAAGTGAGGCCGGCGAGCGCGTCCAATCAGGCCTCCTCGATTGTCTCCGTCCCTGGTGCGCGCAGCACCTCCGCCGCGGCGAGAATGCCTGCCTCGAGCGACTGCACCACCGAAGCAGCACCCGACACGTCGGGATCCTTCTCCACGATGCGGGTCAGCTTGTCGAACGTGATCCCTGCCGTCGTGACCGCGTTGCGGATCACCTCGACGGGCGGCTTCTTGAGCAGATGCTCCGAGTACGTGTTGTCGCGGCCGCCGAAGCTGTACACGAGGTACTCGCCGTCGAGCGAATCGAGAAGCTGCTCGGCACGGTGCGCCATCTTCTCCGCAAGCCGCGTACGCGCCGCCGCCAGGTCGATGCTCTTCGCGGCCGTCGCCTCCGCGGTCTTCGCTCGGTCGAATCCGATCCCGTCGGCCTTCGCCCAGCGAGAGATGGTGGACTTCGCGACACCGAGCTCGCGAGCGATCGCTGAGGCGGAGAGGCCGTCGGCGTGTAGCTTGCGGAACTGTGCGCGTTTTGCAGAGGAACGTTCCGCGCTGGTTACCAAGGGCTTCCTCCTCGGAGAGATTTACCTGTGCCTAACGGGTAGACCCTCCGAGGTCCGCGAACTGACACGCCGGGGGGAAGGTGTGAGGGAAAAATCTTCTCGGGACTCCAGCCTGTGGATAACCACCCAAGAGACGCGGAACTCCGCCGAACATTCTCCCCAGGTAATGATCACAGGCGGTGGAAATGAAGTGGAAAACTACAGCGTTGTAATTACTTCATCTTGTGGTTGGTCCGGGTGTGGTTCACTATATGTAGAGAGACCAGAAAAGCAGGAGGCCGCCCAGCCTCGGCCGGGCGGCCTCCATATGTGTACCAAACCTGAAACCCAGTTGGCGCTGGGCTCAACCGATCCCGAAAGGGGACCCCTATGTTGTCACTGGCTTGTCCGCTCCACGCTACACCTAGATGCTTCAATAGCTCAACATTGATCGTCGGCGGGCGTGTTTGTACTTGTGGGCTGAACCGCGTGGACTACCTGCTCCAGGCCGGCCCGCTGAGCTCAGTTCCTCGAGAGGGGGTGATTTGAAATGGCAACCAAGCGTGTTTCTCGCACGATCAGGCGCAATGGCGTGACCGTGCGCGTGACCGGGACTATCCGCACCAAGTAGGCCGGCGTCTTAAACGCTTGGCCCCCGTAGTGAGAGGAGGTGAATATGAGTAAGAAGTCTTCTGGCGGTTCGTATCGTTCCGCTGTGACCGGACGGT